CCAGAGTATACATTACCTCTTGCTTCGATAGCAGCAAATAAACCTTCAGAACCTAAAAAACCTGCAGTACTTAATCTAGTCACAGTACCATCAGCTTCTTTTGCATTTTCACCTTCAACCATTTGCATTTCAAGATAATCTTCAAAACGTAATCTAGTTTCAGACTCAGCTTTTAGATACCATAAATACCCAGATGTTCCGTCTTCAGTAGCAACTTCAACCCACCCAATTTGAGCAGTATCAGAACCATTGATTTCGTATTTGTCTTTGATAATTACAGGTCTGTTAGCGTACTGAGTGAAAGAAGGCTCAATAGAACCTGACATTCCATTAGTACCTTTTTTAAACTCAGAACCGTATACAAACATATTAACGCCTGTAGTTCCTAGTAAACCAGCAGGTAAGTCATTACTTCCGTAAGGTGAACATGTAAAACTTAAAGCATTAGAAGCTCCGTCAACTACAGCAGCTCCACCGCCTTGCGCAGCATCAAATACTTCAGTTACGTGAACTTTAGCAGTTACTAAACCAGTAGCATCGTCTGATAAAAGAACTGTCTGTCCTTTTCTTACAGCTATACTAGTAGCGCTGTTTCCACCAACTGGATTATTCAAATCTGGAGTAACTTGGAATACACCAGTGTTAGCACCTGTTTCAGTTATAGCTTGTGCTACTTTTTTGTAGGAGATATGTAATCTATTTTGTTCAGACCAAATAATTTGATCAGAAGTCATAGGCATTTCAGCTCCTACCATTCTCAAGAAACCAGACAAAGTCCTGTTTCCGTATCTTTCTACTTCTGCTTCGTAAAGCTCCGGTAGATATTGTTGTGCAAAGTCCTTTCCAGCTCCAGTATTGAATTCTAAAAAGTTAGAACTCAATGCCATTCTGTTTTGAGAAGGGACTATTGACGCGGGAAAACTCCCACCTGATAAACTCATAATTTTAGTTTTTAGTTTTTATTTTTTTCTTTGTATTTTTAACTTAGAACTATCAACACCAGAAACTGCTTTTACTTTTAAACCTCCAATATAAATATCTTCACCGTTTTGTGGACGAGAAACTGTTTCTATATTTTTAGATTTATTTACTAAACCTTTTACGCCGTCGGTTTTGCCTTGTTCATAAAAGTGACTAGCAATAGTATCCATGTTTCTTGCTGCATACAAAGCCTTGTGATAACCATCAATGTCTTTAACTGATCCATCATCACCTAAGAACATCTTAGTCAGGTTGGATAGTTTAACTTGGTCTTTAGCCACGTCTTGAGTATTGTTAATATTATACTTAAACTTTTTATCTCCAACGTTAAACTCAAAACCTTTGAAATCGTTATTGAAATAGTCATTAGTACTTTTAGCAAACTCTTCTTGTCTTTGTACAATTTGTGATTGTTCTTTGTTATATCTATTGAAAAAGTCTGTTGCTTTTTTTTGATCTTCAGTTACGTTAGGTCTCAACTTGATCTCTTCGTAATATTTATCCTTAGTATCTTCTAAAAAGTTCTTGGCTTTAGCAATTTCTTCTTTAAGTGCGAGTTTTTTCTTTTTTATATCTCGCTCTTCGTCAAGCTCTTCATCAAATGAAAAATTATCTTCCATTATGAAATTTATTTCTTCATCATCTAAATGAGGCTTAGTATTTTTGTAATATTCTTTTAACAAAACATTACCATCTACTTGAGAAAAGTCAGTGTCTAGTCTAACATAGTCTTTAACTGTTCCACCTGTTTCTTCCATAAACTTAACTAGTTTATTTAAATCTTCAGGTAATTCTACTACTCTTCTTACTTTTGTAGGGTCTTCTTGTTTATTAGTATCTTCAACTACGGGTTCTTCAGCAACTTCTTGAACAACGTTGTCTTGTACTTTTTCCTCTTCAACAACTTTTTCAACTACAGGTTCATCTTCTTTTTTTGATAAATCTATTTTAGTTTCAGTAATTTCTTTAATGTTGTTTAGGTTTTTTGGTTTTTTCTTTATTTTAAATTCACCTTGAGTCAACTCGCCTCCTGGTGTTTCTTTTATTTCTTCTGACATAATATAATATAATAGTTAATAATTACTCTAATAAGCCCTGAGGCGTTGAGTCTTGTGCTTGTCCACCTTGATTAAAATCTATAGGTGGTAAATCTAAATTTCTTTGTTGTATCATTTCACTCTGCTGAGTGCCTTCTAGTCTAGTTCTATCATCTTTACGATCTTCGATCATTTTTTCTTTACTACCTAGTTTATCAATCTCCATTTGCTTTAACTCTTTATCAAATAAAAACTGCATTTCCGCCATTTGCTTTTTCATATCATACTCTTGCTGCATTTTGTTTATTTCAAAATTAGACTTACCTTGAGCAATTTGTAATGTAGTCTCTGCAAGAGCTTGTTGTTTCTGCATTTCAGCCGCAGCAGATCTTTCAGAAGCTTCTGCGTTTGCATTTGCTTGAGCTTGTATATTAGCTTGCTGAGCTTTTTGATCTTCAGCTGCTTTTTGTTTTCTTTTTAATTTTAAAAACTGATTAGCTAATTTAAGATTTTTTATATCTCTTATTTCTACAGCATCTTCTAAGTGTATAGTATTTGTTTTTAAAGCGGCTTGAATATTGTTTTCTAATTGTGCTTTTTCTTCTTCGTCAGGAACTAAGTCTAAATATATTCCAAACTCAAACATGTTTAACTTATACATGTCTTCTAAAGTTCCTACGTTATAAGAACTAATACTATTTTTTAAAGCCTCTTTTGTTAGTGGAAATTCTAAAGCATCGCTTATTCTTAATGATATATTTTCACATGCTCTTGCTGATAAGTATAAACTTGCTTGAACTATATGCTTTGTAGCTGTGTTAGAATTGGCAGCTGCAAGTTTTTGTAATCCAACTAATGAGTCTTTATTTGGTTGACTACCATCTCTAGCTTCATTAAGCCCAGTAACATCTCTCATCATTTGTAGATAGTACTGGTAAGTCTGTATTAAAGACTGCATTTTACTACCACCAGAACTAGACTGTAGTTCTTGTATAGGTACTTTACCAGGATTCATATTGCCATCCTGAGTCATAGACCTACCTAATATACTACCAGTTTGGAAATACATATTCAACGCCTCAGCTGGGTTATAATTAGTACCATTGCCAAGATCTACTTCTGCTAATCCATCAACATCTAAATAAACACCATCAGGAACTAATCTTGATAAAACTTGTTGTAATTTAAGATGCGTTAGCTGTATCATATCAGCAAAACCTGTCATACGGCCAACTAAAGACTCTATTCTACCTTTGTACATTTTTGGAGCACATATATTATAGCTCATATTTACTTTAACAACATTAGCTTCTGGTCTTACCATATTTTTAGCAACACCCCATCTCAACATCATATCGTGACCTAATATTTTAGCACCGTGGTATAGTACCTCTATGGACCTTGAGACTCTATCAAACTTATCGTTTTTAGGTGGATTAAATGTATCAGGTTTTTCTAATGTTTTTTCTAAACCAGTCGCTGTTTCTTTTATTTTAAATACTTGATCTTGATAAGTTTTATATTCAAAATAAAGAACTGCTATACTATTATTATCTTGTCTTCCGTTAAATTGATAATTATAACTTTTACTTCCTGGATACTGTTGTATAGTTTGCATTTCTTCATCAGTTAAACCTGGAAACTCTTTTTTAAGCTCATTTAAACTAACATATTTAACCTCTCCAACATACCATATATCTTGAAAGTTAGGATCATCAGTATATGAATAAACTAGATCAGCAGGATCAACATATTCAACTGTCACACCCTCAGATAAGTTAAAGCTAGTTTTAACAGCACCTATACCTAACACAACTAAATCTTCAGCAATTCTTCTTCTAACTAAATCATACTTATTAAAAGCTAAAGTATTATTAATAGCTTCTTCTTCTGCTATTTCAACAGACTGCTTGTATGTGAGCTGCATATGTAAGTCTAGCTCTTCTTGATTTTGAGGCAAGTCTTCAGGATTAGCGGTGCTATGCAAGTCCATGCCTGACACTTGTTTAATTTTCTGAATAAGCTTTTGAGAATTTATATCTCTTAATATTGTTTCAGCATATCTAGTTCTTTTTTTCAAAGACTCTGGATCTTGAGCATAAGCTTTTATATCATAAAGCTTACCATCCATGCCATTAACAACTATATCAACAAACTTAGGTATTATAGGTACAGGTTTCCAGTCTAAATTTAAATAAGACAAATCTCCATTTATAGCTAATTCATCTTTATATTTTTGTACAGACTGCTCGCCTCTAGCGTAAAGTCTTAAATTTCTAAAGTTATTGTAATTAGTATTGTATCTTCCAGACACACCTGATCTAGTACCACTAAACCAATCACCTTCAATAGCTCTACCAACTTGTCTTCCGTAATCTAAGCTATCTTTGACCTCGTCAGGCACCACCTGATCTGGAAAAGAACTACCATTATAAGTTTGTATTTGCATTTATTCGTTTATTTTAGATAAATTTCCTTTGTTATCATAAGTTTTTATACCTAAGTTAACTTTATTTTTAATAACATTAGCTGTTGGAATATACTTATTCCTATTGCAAGCCATAATAGCTAGACCGGAGCTTATAGAAGCATCGTGCTTTGTTCTATTATTTATATCAAAAGCTGCCCAGTCTTCTAAAGTCTTTTGATGATACATATCACCTGTATCATTATCTAAAAATCCTACATAATTTTCTATATAAGATTCAATGGCAGCTGCATGAGCTTGTTTAATATCTTCACTAGAGTTAGGTATACCACCTATCTCTTTTTCAGTTGTAGAAAGTTTATTCCAAACTTTATCAGGACGATTCATTGAAAAACCTCTATAACCTCTACGTTTAAAATAATAAAGTAATCTTGGTTTGTTATTTTCAGCAAGTATGGGCATACCATAAAATACACAAGCCATCAATACGTCTTCAAAAAATATCTCAGCCGTTTGTGGTCTTGATATATATTCTAAAAAGAAATGGTAAGTAGGAGCATCTTCCATGCTAAATTTAGTTAAGCCATGTAAAGATCCATTAGATCCTTTTCCATCTACTGTTCCGCTAATATCGTAACTATCACAACCAAAAGCTCCAATATGTTCATTGCCAGGATACTTGTATCCTTTTCTTAGTATCACTTGATTTTGTAAATTATTAGGTGGCACCCAAGTTATTTTAAATCTACCGTTTTTACTAGGCACAAAAATAACATTAGTATCTTTAACACCATTAGCCCATTGAAAACCGCCTTGTGTAACAGCTTTATCATTGCCTACTTCATTGTTATAATCTATCTGTTGGTATATTCTAGTTAAATTAAATAAACTATGTTTAGACTCATCTCTAAACGCGTGAGCTTCAGTTCTTGGGAACTGTCTATAATATTCATTTAAACTATCTTGATCTCTTTTTAATCCTTCAACTTCGTTTTCCCAGTGCTCAACAACGCCTGTTGTAATGTCATAACCGTCAATTCCTTTGACTGTATTGTTTTTGACAGCGAAGACAGGTAGTCCATAAGTATCAATGAATCCTTCGTAGTTCCACTCCATAGGGACGAACAAGCTATAGAGTCCAGAAGATGTTTGTCCATTACGATTTCTTTTTGTAACGTCTGAATTATAGTATAGTTTTTTGAAGTTGTTTCCACCTTTATCTAAAGCATTTGAAGTTGAGCCCATCATACATTTACCTACAATTCTTGAACCAAGACGTAGTGTAGTTTTTGTAACTCTCCAGTTGTTTAATATATTATCAGGTCTTTCCCATTTACCACTTTCATCATGAGCTAATAGTTTTA